AGCACCTGTTCGGCCTGATGGTATTGGTGGCTGTCCATGCGGGCACGGGTCAGTATCTCTGGGTAGGGTGCCTGGTCCGGCCTTATCATCTGCGTTCCAGGCGATGCAGGTGGATCCGTGGTTCAGGCCTCAGACGATATCGGCACTGGTGCCAGGGATCGCCCTGGCAGTTGTTCTGGCGTCCACGACCACGCTGGATCTTGCGGTCACACCTCCACCAGCCCAGTTCACGGGCCCTCTGGAGGAAATCCCTCATGCCTATGAGGTGGCCACCGCCGTGTCATCACTGAAGTATCTCCAGGATGAGCCGTTGTAGTATATGGGCAGGTCCTTGCTGGTGCTGGCACCATCCGTTGTGAGGTATGCCACCTGTCCCTTGGCGGGTGAGGCGGGCAGACCGCCGAATGCCACCGGGTTCAACTGCATCACGTCCTCTATGACCACCACCCCGGTGTTGGGATTGATGGTGAGGTCGGTCGATGCTGACGAGATTATGGTGTCAGGCAGTTGCGTGTTGGTGATCTTGGAGCTGGCGTCAAGTCCGGCCACCCCGGATGCCTGGTTCCTGCCGTTGATCACGTTGGCCAGTTCGTCCAGGGCCGCCTTAAGGTCTGGTCTCGCCGCGGCCGGTGAATCCGTGCCTGCGTCAAGGTTGGTTGTCACTATGTTTGAGTCATCTGTTGGCCAAGCCATTGTTTTTCTCCTTTTGGTTTATTTACGCGGTCCTTATCAGGTTGCCGTTGATGTCGATCGCCACTGGTGGTAGCCCTGACACGAGAGCGTCAAAGGTGCAGTTGGCGTCGCCAGCGGTGTTGGGTTTGAATATGCGTATGGTGAACGAGTCCGTGCTGGTGGAGACCAGTTGCACCAAGGGTGGTATGCTGATGTTGGAGGTGGTCGCGGAGCTGGATCCCACGTCGCCCACGAAGTATCCGGTGTTGACGTAGCCGGTGGCCACGTAGAGGATCACGCTGGATCCGTCCGAGCTCACGCCCGTCACGACCGTGTCCTCCACCAGTGTGGTTGGCGTCACCCCCACGAAACTGATGTCCGAGTATGTGCTGTTGGTGGGTATGACCCTGCTGGTGCTTGATCCGTCATCCACGGTGCTGGAGTCGAACTGCTCTATGGTCTCCGTCACTGCGTCCGTCAGCAACCTTATCTCTATGCCCCTCATGCCCTGTGGTTGGGAGTTGGTGCCGGAGTTGATGGCGATCGTGACCCTGTAGTATCTCTTGGCCCCCAGTCCCGTGTAGGTGGGGTTTGACGTCCTTGTGAGCACGATGCTGGTGGCGTCTGACAGGTCACTGGCGTTGCCCGCCTCTATGGTTATCTCGGGGAAGTCCGCGCCGTAGTTGCCCGCCACGGTGTCGTCACCATCCAGCCTGGTGGTTATCAGGATCACTGGGTAGACCTTGTGCTGGTAGCCCAGGTCAATGATGTTTGACGTCCACTCCAGTTCCGTGCTGGCACTGAGGTTCTGATACCATCCCGTGTAGGTGTCCCAGCCGCCCGTGAGGTCAGCCCAGGTGTTGGTGTCCTTGGGCAGGTAGAGGTCCTGTGTGCTGTCGTAGAATCCGGTCCTAGCCATTGAATCCTCCCGATCCCGCTATGCTGGTTATTGATCCACCAGACACTGAACTGCTGACCCCGGACACCGGTGTGTAGGTGTCAACCACTTCGTGTCCCGTGGTGGTGGCGTAACCACTGCGACGGTTCAATTCGTTCCTGGACAAGATCCTCACGTCATATTTCTCCCCCAGGGCCACTGGTGAGATGTAGGTGTAGGTGTCCGAGGTCTGTGTGAACGTGACGTAGTCTGGGTCGGAATTCTTCTTGAACTGCACCACGTAGTCCGTGAGGAACGGGTCAGTGGATGCTATCCAGTCAACCCTGATGCGGTATGTGGTGTTGTTGTTGATGTCCACCAGGTTGTGTTCGGACCCCGATGACAGGGTTGGTGCGTTGAGGTTTGGCACCAGATCTGGATCCGGTAGGTTGATCACCGGTCTGGTGTAGTCCGTGCCCGTGGCCCCTATCGCGTATGAGCTGGCCTGGTGCTCCATGCCAGATATCTCAATGTCCGCCTCGGAGTTGATCCTGATGTCCATGATCCTGAATATGCCGTCCAATCCCAATGTGTCACTCTGCACCCGCACGAGGTCACCCACCGCGGTGTTGGTGGTGGCCAGGTTGGTGTTGAATGTGATGAATTTCTGTGTCCTGGATCGCTTGACGAACACCTGTGCGTATTGTTCGGCGATCTTGCGATTGGCCACGGTCGGCAGTGTGACCCTCTTCTCCAGCCTGATGCCGTTGTCCGCGGCCAGGAACGCCACATCATCCGCGGATCCCTCCGTTGGATAGGTCACGTCATTGGGTTGGTAGTCCGCCGATGGGTCCACGTAGGTGACCACGCAACGATTACACTTGTGTTGTTTGGATTCACCCTCGAGGCTGACCCCGCCCACTATGTGGTCTTTGGTCACGGTGAACACCGTGGTTGGTGATGCTGGTGCGGCCGTGATGTCTGAGTCGTCACCACCGTGCTCGATCTTGAGCTTGTATTGGCCTCCCTGGTATGGCATGATGCCCCTGAATCCCGCCAGCAGGATCTTGCTGTTTACCATGAGGTTGTTGGCCGTGTCTATGACCGCGTCGCAGGTGAAGGCCTTTGACGTGGAGCCATTGCTGTAGGTGACGGTCTGGTCACACAGCTGGGCGGCCGTCTTCCAGGTGGCCCAATCGAACTTGTCGTTGCTGAGTCCCTTGCCGTATCTGGTGTTCCTCAGGTAGTCCGCGAGGCAGTTGACCGGGTTGTTTGAATATGTCTTGGTGTCTGATGCGTAGGCGGTGTTGTATGTGCTGGGGGTTATGCCAGTGAGGTTCAACACCTTTTTGCCACGTATCTCCGCCCTGATGTTGGGTATTCCACCATTGTAGGGGTTGTTGTTGGGATCCTTTTCTGTGTTGAAGCCCACCCAGTCGAATCTGAATGCGAGATAGGCCAATCCCTGTAATCTGTGTTTGCTGGTCCAACCCGGTGCGGCATTCAGCACGGAACTCACCGTCTGATTGTCCCTGCCATCAAAGAACTGCACCCGTATCTTGTTCTTGTAGTTGCCGGAGCTGGCGTTGGCCACCACCCCGTGCGAGTATGATGTCAATGGCACCTCGTTGTCGTCTATGATCAGTTTGCGGAATCCATCTATCTGGCCCTCCGCCAAGATGAACGCCACGTAGAGATACTTGTTGTTGGTGCCATTGGTGGACACGAAAACCCTGGTGCCTCCCAACTGCCTGATGCCGTAGACGATCGGAACGTGTGCGATCGCGGAATCCTTGTTGACCAACACGCCCTGGATGGCCTGTGATTGGTCCGTGCCGATGTCGTAGTCTGGAACGTCTATGTTCATGCCGAACGGCGAACTCACCGCTGACACCACGCCGCTGACCACTTTGCTCACCACCTTGACGGCCTTCTTGACCACCTTCTTGACGGCTCTTACTGCTCCACCCATCTCCAGCTCTCCTTGGTTCTGATCTTCCTTACCTTTATGTCGTCGCCCTCGGATCTTATCCAGTAGCAACGGACGTTTGGACCCAAAAGGTTCAAACTGTAATTCTTCATCCAACTCATCATCCTGTCAGCACCCCTGTGGCACACGAACTCCACGTATAACTGCTTCAATCCGCTCTGCCAGTCCAACGTGCCCATCTTGCCTGTTGCCAGGAACCTGTCCAACACGTGTTGGTTCACGAATGCCCAGTTGGTGAAACCCCAAATCTCGCCATTGGTCTGGAACACCTTGAACTGCCCTGACCTCACACATGGAGATATCATTTGGTATAATTCCTCGTAGGTGAGATGTGCATAACGACCGAACTGCCTAAAGAAGTCAATTAGATCATCCGTCACTGATTTTATGGTGCTAGGACGCACACAGACGCCTGTATATTGCTGGTTAAGGTCTTTCACGTATGTTGGTTCAAACATCTTTCTTGACCTCCCAAACAGCGTCTATGTGGTGGTAATTGTGGTTGTGTAATAGTGTCAGTCGCTCGCCCTCGTCCATCTGGATAGCGGTGTCCGTGGTCTGTATTTTCTCCACTCCGTTGTCCTCACACATGCTCTCCGCATCTCGGAACATCAGGTGATACACCGCGGAATTCCTGTGTTGTCCCTCCAGGTGCATCAACTGGAACAACGCCTGCGTCCTGTGGTTCCAGGGCAGGTTGTGTAGTTGTATTATGTAGAAGCCCACCATCTGATCCTGTATGTATACCAGCCTGATGATGTTGCTGTTGAGGCTGACCATGTTCTTCAGGTGAAGGTTCCAGTGTTGCTTGTTGAAATCTATGTCCACGAATCCTCGCTCGAAGATGGCACGGTAGGCCAGACTCTGGAATTCGGTGAAGTCACGCTTGTTGAAGTCTCGGAACACCACGTTCATTATGATCTCCCCCATTTTAGGTCCTTGACTATCTGTGCGGAGAAGTCCATGCCCTTGTCTGACGGGAAGTGCACCTGCTGTGATGCGGGATTGGTCTTCCTGCCGTTGGTCCTCTCGAAGTCAGCGAACTGTGATGCCACGGTTATCGTGACCGTGGCGGTCTCGGTCGTCTCTTGTATGCTGTAGCCCATTATGGTGCCATCGAAAACGGTGAACACGTCATCTGATGTGAAACTGTAATCACTGGCCAACACCGCACGGTAGATCACCACACGCTTGTTCATGTATTCGTTGTTGATCAACAGTGCAACGGTGGTGGTGTCAACGGCCGTGAACGTCATGTCCAGCTGTCCCACCCTGATGTCTGAGCTCTCCGTGATGTTCCCGAAATTGAGGAACTGCCCCTGTGCCAGGTATGTGTTGGTGCCCGAATCTGGTGCCGTGGCGCTGTCGTAGTCTATGTCAATGTTGGTGGATGTGAAATACAGTGGTGTCGCCAAGTGCAGTTCTATCAGGTCCGCGGCGAACACCGCCCTCGCGGCCAACTTGGTCTGTAGTGAACTGGCAAGATCCCTGGCCATTATATCTCCTCATTCATCATTATCTCGTATCTGAAGGTGCCATCCGTCTGTGTCTCGAACTTCTGCTCGTCCCTGTCGAAATACACCTTCAAGGGCACGTCGTTGTATGTTATTGTGGTGCTGTTGGTTATCCCAGTGACCAAAGGTGGATAGAAACTTATCGCATCGTTGGTGCCCGATATGGTCACGTCCTCCGTGATCATGTATACCTTGTCGTGGTTTGAGAACTTGATCAGATCACCCTTCTTCAGGGTGCCTGTCGCGCCATCGGTCTGGCACGAACTCTGTCCGGCCGCCACCGTGGCGTCATTGGTCAGTGTGCCCGAGGCCGTGCCCCTGGTTGAACTGATGGTCGGTGGCACTATGGTGAATGACCCCACCTGTCCATCCTGTTGCACGATGAAGGCGAAGTCCGCCATCATGTCATCGCGGGCCATTGGTGGGCTCTTGAGCTTGAAGCTCCAATACTGAGCCCCGGTCTTGATCCGCTGTGTCCTGCCAGAGACGCTCACTGTCACCCGGCTGTTGGTGTTTGATTGGAAATCCAGTGTCTGGAAACCCGCTGATATTGGAAACGTGCCACTCATTATGCTGTCAGACTCCTTTTGCCTCGTTCGGCGAGACCCCTGTTGATCAATCCTATGATCAGGTCTTGCCTGGTTGTTAATAATTCGTTGAAATCAGTGGCGTCGATGGTGTTGATGTTGAAGGTCACGTTGATGTTGTCGCCACCACCACCGGAACCACCGCCACCCATTGACGTCATCTCGCTGTTTGATATCACCTCGCCCGCTGTGTTGGGCACGAACAGTTCAGGTCCACGCTCACCAACCACAACTGGTTGGTTGGCAGGAGCCCTACCACCGTTGGCCAGGAACGGGATTCCAAAACCACCGCCACCGCCAAAGAACGCCAGCACAGTCCTCAGTGCTATCTCCGTCTTCAGTTCCCTGTTCAATCTCTTCTGTGCGTCCACTTGCTTGTTGACCCCATCAACCATGTCGATGCCGAATATCTCCGCTATCTTCTTGAGCAGTGGTCCAACCACCAATAGTCTTATTATGCCGCCGACCAGTTCTCGCAGTATGGCCTGTCCCACCTCTCCCAGTGCCTCCTGTAGTGTCTTCGTGCCCATCACCACGTCAGTGAGGGCTGACTCCGCCGTTGTGGCGAACGCCTGTGTCATTGATATCAGTGTGTCAGACACGATGACCGCTGAGCTGTAGTTCTTCAACATCTGTTCTAGGTGTTCCTGATAGGCCTCCATTGCCTGGTTGGCCATCTTGACCGCTTGGGTGGTCTTTGGATACGTCCTGTTCATTATGGCCGTTTCTCTGTTGACGGCCGCGGCCTCATTGGCCTGATTTTTCAATGCCTCTGCTACTGTTGGTCCTATGTCATCATATTCATGCAGGGCGTCATTGTAGTTGGCCATGTTCTCCGCGACCTCTGATACGCTCTCGCCCAGCTCGCTGGCCTCGATCTGCATGTCACCCAGTGGTTTGATGACCTGTTTGGCGCCAGTGCTGATGCCCGCCAGATGGAAGCCCATCGTGTCGAAGTCTGAATTCAACATACTGAAGTCGTCGTGTATGTGGTCAGTGCTCTTTGCGGCCTCCTCGAAGAATCCGATCAGTTTCTCACCACCGATCACTATGGCACCTAGTGCCTTGGCCAGTGAGATGAACAGATCCACCACACCTTTCAGGATCACGCCACCCAGTCTGCCCAGTGCGGCTATGGTCTCATCATTGTTCTCTATGAATTCTGTTAGGTCTGCGGTGCTCTCTTTCAACACCGGTAAAAGACCCTGTCCGAACTCGTTGGCCGAATTCTTCAGTGCTATGTTTAAATTGGAAAATTGTGTTGAAAGGTTATCTACCACCTTGGCAGTGGCACCACCGAAGTCCTGTCTCAATCCTGTTGATAGTGCGTTGAGGATCTTCTTTGATCCCTCAGCGGTCTTGCCGACCTCTGATATCTCTAACCTTGTGATGCCCAGTTGTTCTTCGAGGATCCTGAATACCGGAACACCCCTGTCAGCCAACCTGTTGAGTTCTTCCAGTCCAAGTCCACCCGAAGTGGTCCTCGCGAATAGGTCAGTGATGGCCTGCAGTGATCCCAATTGGTCCGTCGTGACCGCCGCCGTGTCCGTGAACAGGGTCAGTAGGTCCTCTGTGGGCTCTATGCCTGATGCTTTTAATTTTATGAATGTGGTTGTGAGGTCCTCAACGCCAAACTGCGTCTTGGTGGCGAAATTACTGACGAAGTCGAACGCCTCCGCACCCGCCTGGGCTGATCCCGTCACTGACGCCAGGGCGTCATTGAGATCTTCAAACCTGGCCGTGGTTGATATGATGCTACCTATGACTCGCGTGGCACCAATGGCGGCCAATCCACCCGCGGCCCCTTTCAACAAGGTTGACAGTTTTATACTGCTACCTTGCAGTTGGGTCAGTTGTGAATTGACCTTGCCCAGCGCCTGCTGGTTCCTTACCGCTATGTCCAGTAAGAGTTTGCCCTGGGCCATTATCTTCTAACCTTTGGTTGTTGCTTCTGCTTGTTCATGGTCTTCCTCATTTCCTTGTTCTCAAACAAATAATAACCAAGCCAGAGTTCATACTCCAGTGTTGACATCTGCAATATCTCCTCCACGCTCTTCTTGAGCCTGTCGGCCAGCATCATCACAAATCTCAACTCAACACTGGAATCTATTCCTTTGCGGCAGATTCCTGTGTGGCGGTTATCCTTGCGTTGTTGATGGCGGAGGCCACTTTGACCACTGTCTGTGGATCTGCCTCGTTCATCAGTTTAACCTTGTCCGCATCGTGGAACATGCGTTTACCATCCTTGGTCCTCGCCTTGGCCACTATGCTCTCGACCAGTGCCTCGACCGTCTTGCCCTGCGACTGCAGTTCAAGGATCTTGGCCTCGTCCTTGAGTGGATAAGTTTTCCTGAAGTAGATATCCGTGTTCCACTCATCACAATGATAGCTCTCCATGTCACCACCGATCGCTGATTGGTAGTGTTTAGATATGTTGTCCATTACTGACATTATCTTATTCTCCTTCTTGCCCTATTGAGCACTTCCCGTGCGGCTGGTCGTGTCATACCACGCGGTGCTTGTTGTGAATATCCCTCGTCTAGGCGGCCTATGTATGGCACGCGGTTGGTGACCTCGTAGTTGAGTTTCCTCTTCTTGTTCAGTCTCCAGCCTTTTCTAGCACGACCAGAACGAACTGGTGTCTTCACCTTGACCGTGTCAAGGTAATCCTGGGATATCAGGCGAACGATTTGATCCAATTCCCTATTAAGATCAGTCGCTACCTTATTGCCGTTAAATTGGATCTTGACGTTCAACATTATAAGTCAGTCTTAGTCAATACTCCACTTCCTTGGAAAGTCACACTCGCTTCAACCATTCCATCAAAGTTTGATGTGATTGAATGACCTGTGACGATCACGTTTCCTTCAAGTTTGACACCTGTGGTCTCACCTGATGGGTATAGTTCAATCGCCGCTGGGTTGTTCCCTATTGACGTGAATAATGAGTTCGCCCCATCATCATCATCCCTAAAGAATATGTCCATCGTTCCACTGAACTGAGTTAGGCCTGCTAGGTATTGTCTTCCTGACGATCCCATAACAGTAGATTCAATAGCCTGTGTCTCTTGGTCTATGGTGAAAGACCTAACACTCGCCACTGCCACTACCGCTGAGCCGTCGTCTGAGAATTTAACAACGCCTGACTCTCCAGTGTATGCTCCTGTATTTGTTGGCATTTTATTGCTCCTCTATTGTTGTAAGATCTTCAGGACCTGTGAGATCTTGTTGTTGTTCCACCTCTGGTTGCCAATTGGTCCTTTTGGTCCTCTTGGGTCTCAAGGTGATTTTGGTTTTAGCGGGTTCAAAAGTCCAACCCGCATCCAATCGTGCCTGGACGTCTTTGCCCCGCACCATCATTGAATTCTTGCCTTTATACATTAATGTAGCCATTATAGAACTCCTTTCCTGTATCTGTAGATCACGTCAACGAACACTATCACTTCTCCCAGTGGCAGTTCTCGCTCGATGACCTCCACGTTGACCACACGTGTGGTCACGTTGTGTATGTTGGCCGTGGCCAACTCGATGTCCCTGTCCCTGGACAGTTCCAAAGTCTCTTCAATCCTCTCGACCAGCTCGTTCCTGAGTGTGTCAACTTCAGTGCCCCTCACGTAGCATCTCAGCTCGTAGGTTATCCTGCCCTGACGTAGGTCGGTTGATATGTCCTCTCTTGTCTCGTTGGATGTGACCACCAGTATGGCCGGGAACTGCGTGATCGCCAGTTTCTGCACATCAAAGAAAACCCTAGACACCTTGCCTGGCGCCGGGTTGGTCATGTTCTCCAACTGTTCCTGTATGTTGATTGCTATGTTCTCTCTCGCTGACATTATCTGATCAACCTACCCTTGTAAAATGATTGTTTCTCACTGTCTGTGTATGAGCCCGAGCTATCCAGGTCATAGTGGACCCCGTCCTTCAATATAAGGTCAAACTCTTCATCGAATTTGTTCTTGTAGAAAGTCATCTGCTCCCTGAAGGCATCGCCGTCGGGTTCAAATGTTGAAAGTTTTGGATAGATGTAGTAGGCCAACACGTGATAAACCGCGGCCCTTGTGAACTGGTCAGAGTTCAGCCTGCTGGGTGATAGTTTTGGGCTACCTCCTAGCACGGATACGTCATATCTGGCGAATCCTGTGGTGGGCCACCATCTTACGTTGAGTAGTCTGATGATGTCATCGTATGTCTTTTGGTGTTCTGTTAGGAATTCCTGTATCCCATATTTCTTGATGTCGGGAACGTATTCCAATAGGTCTGTGTCGGTAGCGAATTGTGCCATGGTCAAAAGTCCTTCTTTTCGTTCTACAAGGTCCTTCCTTGCGATAGAGTTATTTATTGGATCTTTTCAATGAATTGTTTTTCCGAGATAACGGGCAATGGCACGTCAGGTGTTTGATCATTGACCACCCACACGGAATGGTGCTTGAATATGCTCTGCATCTTCTTCTTGCCATGGTTGGTGTATTTCCTGGTGGCTCCCTTACCGTATATGTGATCGAAACTGCTGTGGTCTGTGAGTCCCCAGTCGCAACCTATGATGTAGATGTCACCTTCATAGTTGAATTCATTCACGGCCACCCAGCAGGCCAGTATGCCGGAGTTGGCACCGCTCACTATGTGATTATCAACCAATCGCCATCCGTCTATCCTGGCGTCGGCCCTGGTGTAGTATCTGGTGTTGGTCGTGATCTTGAGTTGTTTGACAACTTCGATGTCGAACGCACAAACGGCGTCCACGGGCCTGATCGTTTGTATGTGATTACAGCCTATCTCCGCGTCCTGCCTTGGCAGTGTGAGTGCCAGTGATCGCTGTGATGGACCATTGAACCATATTATCATAGTCGTAAAAAAAGGCCCAGCAAGGGGAAACCAACTGGGCCTTTCTTGAGTCTGGAGAGATCAAATCAATTAGTTGATTTGGTTGTCTCCTAACACTTTGATACCGTAAGAGTTGTGTAATACAGATACACCGTATCTTGTAGAAGCAACAACTTCTTCAGCTCTTAGTGAAGCATCTCTTTGAGTCTCGATGTTGATGTTTTGAGCAACTGCAAGACCTAATGCATCTCTTGAGAAGATACCGTTGGTCACGCCTGTCGCTGAATCTTCAACAACGTTTGAGCTTTCAAAGATGTCAATGCCGGCTATTCTGCCAACATAACCTTCGCTCATCGCTTGGTTAACAACAGTAGAAGCATTTGGATTAACGAAAGTGTTAGTCAATGTTTTCTTGATGTTGTAGATGGCTTTTGGATTGAACACGCCGAAGTATGGTCCTGGAACCGCATTCGCTTTCAATGTTGCGTATGCTTCGAACAGGTCTTTAACTTCTAGCTCGTCACCATCCGCACCGATTTGTGATGTGAAAGATGAGAACAGGCCAGTTAGAGCTCTGTCGTGTCTTTTCGCGATCGCTTCACCAAATAACTTACCTAGGTCAGCAACAACATTTGATACTGAATGGTTTCTAGCCATGTCAGTCAGTGTAGTCATGATACCTGCTTCAGTCAATGTGATGTTCGCAACACCAGTTGAGATCTCAGTGTTTGATAGGTCTGAGTTCTCACCAGCGTCTGTGGCGATTGTTTGCACAGGGTATAGAGGCACTTGTAATACCTTACCTGCGTTTGCTGGAACTGTGAATTGTTTCACAAGACCAGGCATGATTGAAGTCTCTGACGCAACGAACATCGCTTCTTGCACGATGGGTGCTATCAGATCATTCAAACTTGTAGTAGTTGATTCATTAGCCATTTTGCTAATCTCCTTTTAGTTGTTAATTTAGAAGACCTAGAAGCCTTGTTTCTTGCGATACTCGGCGTAGACCTTCCTGTGTTCTGGATTTGTCATGTCCAGTTTATTAACATCAACTTGGGAAACACCTTGAGTGCCAGTGTTTGATTTAGAACCACCTCCCGGTTGTCCCGCTGAAACGAAGTGTGGATTTGATTGAAGAAATTCTCCTACCAACCCATCTACCGTCAAGGGATCACCATTGTCAGTGTATCTAGTCTGACCCGTCTTGGGATCAATGACCTCAACCTCACCTGTGTCTGACATCTTGATGTTCTCCCTAACCAGTCTCGCGACCTGTTCTGGGTTCACCGCTTTCTTGGTTGATGCGGCATTTATCAATGCACCATCCACCTTGATCTTTGTCAGTTCAGATGTCAGTGTTGAAATCTTTGAATTGAACTTCTCTGCGTTCTCCTTCAACAGTTTCTCAAACTCTGACTTCTCTTTTGCTTGGGAGATCTTCAATTCCTCCTCCTTCTGCACAAGAGTCTGGTATTTCTCAACGTCCACGCCTTCGAACTTCCTTGCTAGTTTGGCTTCTGATTTTCTTCTTACTTCAGCCGCCACGGCATCAAGTTCTGCCTGGGTGTAGACTTTCGCGGGTTGATTGTCCGCTGTGTCCTGGATCGTGTTAGAGACTGTTTCATTGGCCCCAGTGGCTGTCTGAACGTCTGGCGATGTTTGTTCTTGACTCATCGTAGTCCTCCTTTTGTTGTGCGTGGCAGGATATACCACAATGTGTTGATATTTATTAGTAAAACTGATCAAATGAGTCTATAGACCATTTTTCATAGTATCCAGACTGTTTGAGTTTGTGTTGTGCTTGTTTCAGTTTCGCCATATCCTGTATCATCAGCAATGGCCGTCGGCCATAACTGAATGACACACCCTTATGTAGTCCATCGTTGTCTGGGTGGTCATACATTATGGCGTAATCGGGATTGTTCTTGTGTGCCCGCCTACAGATGCGGGACAACTGGCCTTCAGTTATCTCGTCAGTGAAATATAGGATGACAATGTCCAGGCCAAGGCTAACAAAAAGACCGCAACACTGATCAATCTGATCCAGCACATCTGTCTTCGCAGGCGTGATCTGTATCTTGCGATCCTCGAGTGTTCTTTTCGCAAACGGACAGATTGCCGCTCCACTCGCCTTATGAGTTTTAGCAACAACCTGTCTGATCCACTTCTCAATGTCCTTACCTACGTCTGCCACTGGGTTTTCTTCTGCCAGACTTAGATCCTTTGTTCTTCTTCTTTTTCTTGTCCATCGTGATCCTCCTTTATCCTGTGCTTGGTTGGGAACTTCTCGGGTCTGCCCTCGTTCCTTGACGGAGCGTATAGGTCCAACAGTTCAACCCCCCTGGCGTGTGCCACTCGTTTCAACAGCACACAGGCCTTCCTGGCCCTGGCGGCGTTGGTCTTGCTGGGGTGCTTCATCAGTTTGTCATAGTGGGTGAAGTAGTCAAGGCACAACTGCTTCATTTGTCTGTGCCTGGCTGTCTCCTCTGGTAGTCTGTATAATTTCCTAATCATTGGTTGCCGTGAACGGGATTGAATGCCATGGCGCCGTCAACCCGTGGCTGTTCTTGTATATCTCTCCGGTCTGGAC